CTAGTGTTGTAGCTTATGTCGTTAAAATAGGCCCAGATGCTTTTAAAGACCAAGATAAATTCCCAAGTGGAGCTTGGTGTTCTGAGAAAGATTGGGTACTTATGGGTAGATATGCTGGAAATAAGTTTAAAGTAGATGGATTAGAGCTAAGAATCATAAATGACGATAATATTATCGCATCTATACTTGACCCAGCAGACATTTCTTATATATAGTGGAGAGCATGATGAACGAAGTACAAAAACAAGAAGTAGAGGAAGAAACTTTTGTTTATGAGGTAGATGAAGAAGCATCTGTACCTGAAGAAAAAAGTCATATTCCAAAAGTTGAAAGTTCTGAAGAAGATCGAACAATTGTTCGTGAAAAAACTGAAGAACCAGAAGAACTTGAAGCTTATAGCGACAATGTTCAAAAAAGAATTAATCAATTAACAGCAAAACGTAAACAAGCATTAGAAGAAGCTGATGCAGCTTTTAACTTTGCACAACAACAAAAAAATGAGAACGATCAACTAAAGCAACAGCTTAATCAATTAAATCAAGGATACACTTCTGAATTTAGTAATAGAATTGAATCCCAGAACGCTCAAGCTAAAAAACTTTTTAAGGAAGCCTTTGATGCTGGTGATTCTGAAAAAATGGCTGAAGCTAACGATATCATGTCTAAGCTCGCTATTGAGAACGAAAGACTTAGAATTCAAAAAATCCGTACTGAGCAAGCGGGAGCAGTTGAAGCAAATGCGAGACAAAATCAAAAAGTAGAAAGACAACCTCAAAAAGAAACTCAAAAAACCTTAGAGCCGAAACTACAAAAATGGTTAGATACTAACTCTTGGTTTGGGACAGATATGGTTATGACTCGTGGAGCGCAAGCAATACATGAGCAATTAGTAGCTTCTGAAGGATTTGATCCTACTACAGATGATTATTACAGCGAGGTAAGTAGACGTATGGCTACTGAATTTCCTCATAAGTTTAAGGGAGGACAGAGAAACACCCAGTCTGTTACTCCTGCGTCCAGTGGACGGTCAATGAGAAAGGGTGGTAAAAAAACTATTGAGCTTACTCCAGGTCAGGTAGCCTTTGCTAAAAAAATGAGGATACCATTAGAAAAATATGCACAGGAAGTAGCAAAAATAGAACGAAGTAAAGGAGTCGCTTAATGTCAGATCGTACTAATCGAGAGTCGCAAACTCGTGAAAAAACTGCGAGAGTACAGACATGGAAGCCACCATCAACACTAGATGCTCCTGAAGCCCCTATTGGCTATAAACATAGGTGGATAAGAGAACGAGTTATGGAGTATGATGATAAGTCAAACATTCATAAACGATTAAGAGAAGGATATGAATTAGTTCGTGCTGAAGAATATCCAGAATTTGACGCACCAGTTGTAGATGAAGGCAAAAATGCTGGAGTAATCGGTCAGGGTGGTCTTTTATTGGCACGGATAGCTGATGAACTTGTTGAGCAAAGAAATCAATATTTTTCAAGCAAAACAAATAGTCAAATGGAGGCAGTTGACAGAGATATGATGAAAGATTCAAATCCTGCGATGCCTATGATGAAACCAGAAAGACGGTCTCAAGTTGCCTTTGGTGGCAAAAAGTCCGTTGATTAATAATTTTAATTTAGGAGAACGAAAAAATGGCGAATCAAGATGCTGCATTCGGTCTACGTCCTATAGGCAGAATAGGTGGAACACCCTATACTGGAGGACAAAGCCGATATAGAATTGCCAACAATTACGGAACTGCTATCTTTCAAGGTGACATGGTTATGCAAGTCACTGGCGGTGGTGTAGAAATACATGCCGATGGAGGAACTGTTCCTATAGTTGGTGTATTTAATGGTTGTAGGTATACAGACCCAGTTTCTGGGAAAGAGACCTTTTCCAACTACTACCCAGCAAGCACACCTGCTGCTGACATTGAAGCGTTTATCATTGATGACCCTGCGGTTATTTTTGAGATTCAAGCTGCTATAGCTTTTCCAATAGCAGACTTATTAGGTAATTTTGATGTTGTTTATACAACTGCTGGAAGCACCGTTACTGGTATTTCAGGAGCTGAATTACAAGTCACTGACGGAGGTACATCAACAGCTTTACCTCTTAAAGCAATTGACATTTCAAGAGACCCTGAAAATTCAGATGTCGCATCAGCTCACACTAATGTGCAAGTTGTTATTGTTAACCATGTATTCGGCTTAAAAGGAGTTGGATTAGCTTAATAGGAGAATAGTTTATGGCTATATCAAGAGCGCAACTCGTAAAAGAGTTAGAACCAGGTCTAAATGCCCTTTTTGGCATGGAATATGACCGTTACGACAATGAGCATTCAGAAATCTATGAGACAGAATCTTCAGACAGAGCGTTTGAAGAAGAAGTGATGTTAAGTGGATTTGGTAATGCTGCAACTAAATCAGAGGGATCTGGAGTTGCATTCGACAGTGCTAACGAAGTATATACATCAAGATATACAATGGAGACAGTTGCATTAGCTTTCGCTCTAACAGAGGAAGCAATGGAAGATAATCTCTATGACCGTCTTGGTGCTAGATACACAAAGGCACTAGCAAGATCAATGGCACACACTAAGCAAATTAAAGCTGCATCTGTTTTAAACAATGCCTTTAGTTCTAGCTTTACTGGTGGTGATGGAAAAGAGCTTTGTGCTACAAATCATCCATTAGGTGGTGGTGGTACATTCTCAAATGAACCATCAGCGGCCGCTGACTTAAACGAAACATCATTAGAGAGTGCATTAATTGACATTTCTAATTTTGTTGATGAGCGTAACATGATTGTTGCTCTGCGTGGTATGAAGTTAATCATTCCACCAGCACTTCAGTTTGTTGCTGATCGTTTGTTAGAGTCAACTCTAAGACCAGGATCTGCTGACAACGATGTAAACGCAATGAGAAACATGGGTATGTTACCAGAAGGTTATGTAATTAACCATTTCTTAACAGACACAGATGCGTTCTTCATCAAAACAGATGCTCCAAATGGTTTCAAATATTTTGAAAGAACACCATTAAGCACAAGCATGGAAGCAGACTTCGACACAGGAAACATGAGATACAAAGCAAGAGAAAGATATGCTTTTGGATTCTCTGATCCTCGTTGTGTGTTTGGATCACCAGGCGCAGCTTAACGAACAATTGTTCGATTATTAAAAGGGTGGCTTGTAAGTCACCCTTTTTTTATGTATACTATTAATAATACCTTGACAGTCGGATAATCTGGCTGACATTTGCCAAGACAAGGAGATTAACATGGCTACTACAACTTTTAAGGGTAATGTCCGATCTGAGACAGGAATTACCGTATTTACAACTGCTGATAATACAGGCACAGAAACAAATACAGCTACAATAGATTCAAGTGGAAACGCTGCTTTTACTGGTACGTTAACTGCTAAAACACCTGTTGTTACAATTACAACTGCTACTTATGCTGTTACAGCGGCTCAATCAGGTACTACTTTTATTTTTGCTAGAGCAGCTGGAATTGTAGTTACACTTCCAGAACTAACTGCTGCAGCAAGTGGTGAGCAATACAAATTTATTGTTGGAACAACATTTACAGGAGCAGGACAGATTAATACAGGAGCAACTGCTGATTTGTATTCTGGCTTTGCTATAATGTCTGATCCAGGAACTGCTGGAGATACCAACACTTTTATACCAGATCAATCAAATGATGACACAATCGATTTGGGAGAAATAGAACAAGGTTGGCTATCTGGAGGTATGATAACATTAACTGCTCAATCAGCTACTCGTTGGCATTGTGCAGCATACTTACTTGGTGACGCTACATTAGCAACTCCGTTTGAATAAAATTTAATGGGGGATTAATTTCCCCCACTTTACTAAGGAGATTAATATGGGAATGGCAGGTGTCAGTTCAGACGTAAAACCAGCTTTTATAAGTGATGAAGTTGCAGCAGATGATGATTTTATAGTCACAGCGGCAAGACCTAATACAGTAGCAACATTAGCAAACACTGCGTTTGCTTCTGGTGGAGCTAGGATTTTAACTGTAACCACAGCAGGAACAAGTGACAATGGTAAAACAAATACTATTGTTGGAACAGATGTTTTTGATAATGCTCTTACAGAAGTAATAACATCTACTGGTTCTGCTGAAGCTGTTGATGGCACTAAATACTTTAAAACGGTTACTTCAGTAACGAGTTCTGCACAATTTGCAGGGAATATAGAAGTTGGTTCTATCGCTTCTGCGGCACAAGCCGTTGGTGGTGGCAATAGAGTTCGTCTAAAAGGATTCTCAATTGTATCTGGTGGCACTGCTGGAATTGTTGAATTTATTGATGGGACTCCAGAATCAGGAACTGTTTTGTTTAAAGCAAGAACAATAGGTACTGATAATACAACGCTTGATAGAACTATACCTCAAAATGGTATTTTATTTGAGAGTGGTTTAAGTATTAGATACACTGTTGGCACAGTAGATATGATGACATTATTCTTCGCATAGAGGTATAAATGGCTGAGAAGAAAAAAAGAAAAGGAACTATGAAAGGTCACACCATAGGTGGTGGGCAAAAAAGACCTACTAAGTCTGGTGCTGGAATGACTGCAAAGGGTGTCGCTAAATATCGTAGAGACAATCCTGGTTCTAAACTAAAGACAGCCGTAACAGGTAAAGTTAAAGCTGGGAGTGCATCGGCAAAAAGAAGAAAGTCATATTGTGCTAGGAGTGCAGGACAAATGAAACAATTTCCTAAAGCCGCTAAAGATCCTAATAGTCGTTTAAGACAAGCTAGAAAAAGGTGGAAGTGCTAATGACAGGTAAAGATATTTTAAAGTTATTGGAAAAACATGAAGCATCTTGTGATAAAAGATACGGTGAAATAAATGATAAACTAAAAAGACTTGAAGATAAACTTTGGGGATTAGCTATTCTAATATTTATTTCTCCTTTTGCAGTTAAATTATTTGAAAGAATGCTTTAATGGTTATGGGTAGATCACAAATGAGTAAGCAAATATCTAAGCCTCCTTCAAAGAAAAAGAAGATAAAAATAAAGGTAAAAAAGAATGCCAAAAGACGCTTGTTACAAAAAAGTTAAAGCAAGATATAGAGTTTTTCCAAGTGCATATGCAAGTGGCGCTATCGCAAAATGCAGAAAAGTTGGAGCTGCTAATTATGGAAATGCTAAGAAAAAAGCTGAAGGTGGTGTTGTTGAGATGAAAAAAGGAGGATCTGTTCCAAAGAACAAAAGGAAAAGATCATCTAAAAATCCTAATATTGCTCGTGGATGTGGAGCTGTTATGGAAAACAGACGTAAAGTAACAAAGTATAGATAATGGCAGTTCGTAAAACAAAATCTGGCTTGGCTCTTAAACGATGGTTTAAAGAAGATTGGAAAGACGTTAAAACTGGTAAAGCATGTGGTCGTAAAAAAGGAGAAAGTAGAAGCACTCCTTATTGTAGACCTAGCAAGAGAGTATCAAGCAAAACGCCAAAAACTAAGTCAGAGATGACTTCTGCTGAAAAACGTAGTAGAATAAATCAAAAGAATAAATTAGGTCAACCAGCAGGTAGCCCAAGAAGGGTTAAAGCTCTTAGGAGAAAAAAGAAATGACAACTTCTAACTCTACAAATTTTGAACTTGACGTAGCAGACTACATTGAAGAAGCGTTTGAAAGATGTGGTTTAGAAGTTCGTACAGGATATGACCTTCAAACAGCTAAACGATCTTTAAACATTATGCTTGCTGAATGGGCTAACAGAGGACTTAATCAATGGACTATTGAGCAAAAGACTCAAGCCTTAACAGCTAACACTACAGAATACTTATTAGGTAATGATCTTATTGATATACTTTCTGCTGTTGTTCGTAGAAGTGGTACAGATTTTAGTATGACTAGAATAAGTAGAGATACTTATTTAGCAACTCCAAATAAATCTACAACTGGCAGACCTACTCAATTTTTTGTTGATAGACAAATAACTCCTAATTTAAAAATATGGCCAGCTCCAGAGAATAGCACAGATGTAATTTATTATGATGCCTTAACAAGAATAGAAGATGCTGATTCATCTGTTAATACAATGGAAATACCTTTTAGATTTTATCCTTGTTTGACTGCTGGTTTAGCTTATTATATAGCCATGAAAAAAGCACCTGATAGAATACAATTGTTAAAAAGTGTTTATGAAGAAGAATTTGAAAGAGCTATGGGAGAAGATAGAGACAGGTCATCTTTTACTGTAACTCCTCAATTAAGTTATTATAAGGTGGGATAATGGGAGCTTTTGCATCTGGTAAATACGCTTTTGGGTTATCTGATCGATCTGGATTTAGATACAGATTGAAAGATATGCGTAAGGAATGGAATGGTTCACTTGTAGGAAATGATGAATATGAAGAAAAACATCCTTCCTTAACCCCTCCAAGAGTATCAACCGATCCAGAAGCTATTAGAAACGCTAGACCAGATAATTCTGATGATATTTCTGCTTTTATCGTTTATACTAATGTAGGATTAGGTTTAATAGGAACTAAAATTGAAAGTTTCGAGGCTACATCTTCAGTAGGTAGCGTAACAGTGAGTACAACATAATGGCATGGACATACACTACATTAACACAATCAATAAAAGATTGGACTGATAATTCTGAAACAACTTTTGTTGCAGAAATACCTTTTTTTATAACAAATGCAGAGGAACGAATTTTTAAATCAATAGATTTAGAATATTTTCGTAAAAATGTTTCTGGTGAATTAACTAGTGGTAATAAATTTTTATCTATGCCTACTGATTACCTTTCTTCTTTTTCTTTAGCTTTTATTGATGCAAGTGGAAATACTAATTTTCTTTTACAAAAAGATGTTAGCTATATACAAGAACACACTCCTGGTGGATCATCAACAACAGGAAATCCTAAATACTATGCTCCTTTTGATTATCAAAACTTTATTGTAGCACCAACACCTGATGCTTCATATGTGGCTGAATTGCATTACTTTTATAGACCAACATCAATAACAACAGTTGATACTGGAGTAACTTGGATAGGTACAAATGCCTCTGATGCTTTGTTGTATGGTTGTTTAGTAGAAGCCTACACTTTTATGAAAGGCGAAGCTGATATAATAAAAATGTACTCTGATAGATATATGGAATCTATTTCTAGGTTAAAGAACTATGCAGAAGGCATGGAAGATAAAGATGCTTTTAGAGCAGGGAAATTAATAAGACCAAGAACATGAGTAGTTTAAAAAATAAAACAATAGCGATTGTGGGGTTAGGCAATACCTTTTCAGACTATATTTTAGCTAAAACAAGAAGTGAAGCTTTTGATGAAGTATGGGCAATAAACGCCATGTCTTCTGTTATTTTCCATGATCGTGTGTTTATGCTTGATCCAGCATCCCGTTTTTTAGATGGAGAAATGGCTGGTAAACAAACAAATTCAATGAAAAATAGGTTATTAAAGAAGTTAGATGTTCCTATTTATTCTTGTTGTTTAGATAAAAGATGTCCAGATGTAATAGAATATCCTTTACAAGAAGTATTAGAAAAAACAAAATATGCGTATTTAAATAACACTGTTCCTTATGCAATAGCCTTTGCTATAGCTAAAGAAGTAGGCAAAATTTGTTTATATGGAGTAGATTTTAGCTATAAAGAAATTCCTCATATGGCAGAAGCTGGTAGAGCTTGCACAGAGTTTTGGTTGGCTATTGCTACGACAAAAGGAATAAAAATAGAAATAGCGAACAATTCTACTCTTTTAGACACTAATGTTCCAGATGAAGAAAAATTGTACGGATACCATAGATTAGAAGATCCTATCGTTTCTACAGTACATGAAGGAAGTATGTTAATTACAAGAAAATCAAAGTTAACCCCACCAGAGCCATTAGATGCAATACCAAGAATATATGGCAGAGAGGAAGATGCAAGATAATGATTAGTGTTAGTACAACAATGGGAATTTCACCCGTCAATGTTATGACTTCTGACAACGGAGGTCTTTCAGATGAACAAATTGCACAAATGGCAGTTGACAAAATAGTAGCAGTTTCTGATAATGCCCCTGACGTTATAAGAGAACAAGCTCATGTATTTAAAGAAAATGTTAAAAAACTTTTGTTTCATTATCTAGTCTTGGCAAGACAAGAGGAGCGTGCTACAATAGTTCATACTATAAGAAATTCAGGCAATAAAGAATTGGCAGAATATATAAGGAGATTATAATGGCGATAGCACAAGCACTTTGTTCAACTTTTAAAAAAGAACTTTTAGAAGGTGTTCATAATTTTACAACTGGTGGAAATGCTTTTAAATTAGCTCTATATGCAGAAGGTAGTGGTGGAAAATCAAGTACCACTGCAACTTTAGGAGCGGCATCAACTGTATTCGTTACAACAGGAGAAGTTGCATCAAGTGGATCTTATGTAACGGGTGGTGCAGCTTTAACGAAAGTATCTCCAACTCTTTCTAGCACAACAGCAATAACTGATTTTGCAGATTTAAGTTTTACAACCGCAACTATAACAGCTATGGGTGCGTTGATTTATAACGATACTAATGGTGATAAAGCTGTTTGCGTATTAGATTTTACAAGTAACAAAACATCAACATCTGGAACATTTACAATTCAGTTTCCAACTGCTGATGCAAGTAATGCAATTATAAGAATTGCATAGCCGAACAATTGTGAGGTAATACATGGCTAATACTAAATTAACTGGTTGGGGTAGAAGTACTTGGAGTTTAGGAGCTTGGAATAATGCTGCTCCTGTTGCTGTTACTCAAAGTGCTGCAACGAGTGCATTAGGATCAGTTGTTGTTGTTCCTTCAATAGAAGTTCCTGTTACTCAAGGAGCTATGACTAGTGCTATTGGTTCAGTTACTGTTATTCCTTCAATAGAGGTTAATGTTACTCAAAGTGCAGCTACAAGTGCTGTCGGTTCAGTAACTATTGTAGGAACTTCTGTTCTTAGTTTAACTGGCACAAGTGCAACTTTATCGGTTGGAAGCCCTTTTGTATTTGCAGACGTAACCCCTGTTATAATAGGTCTTTCTATGACAGGTTCTACGGGAGAGGAAAATGTTTGGGGATTAATAGTTCCAGATCAAACAGCTAATTTTTCAAACATAACAGTTTCACAAACACCAAATTGGATTCAAATAGCGGCATAAGGATAACAACATGGCAAGTACATATGTAAATGATTTAAGATTAGAAGAAATAGCAGATGGTGAACAATCTGGAACATGGGGAGCTACCACCAACACAAACCTAGAACTAATTGGTGAAGCACTTGGTTTTGGCACAGAAGGCATAACAACAAATGCTGATACTCATACAAGCACAGTAGCAGACGGAGCTGCAGACGCAGCTAGAGCTATGTATATAAAATA